ATAGAAGCCGTGGGGTGGGAAGTACCGGGGGCAGCTGTCTGGGTATCATACCAGACGGCATTAAATGCTTCGTTAACCAGATCTAACCAGTGCTGGTAGGTATACACGAAATAGTAGCGACCACGTAAGTCTTGTCCTAGCGGAGCTCCATTAGCGTCTACAGAGTTAGGTGGATTAGGTAAGGGAGAGCTAATGGTCTCTGGGCGATATACAACGAAACGCTGGGCCCTAAATAAATGAGACTCGTTCGCAGCTGTCGTGGGGTGAACATAATACACGGTATGCTCTAAGGTTATGGAATACGACGTCAGATTAATATCTGACTGCGAATCGTTGATATTAGGAATAAACAGAGGTAGATCCTTACCAGCACCGTCCATCGTAAAGCGAATAATGCTAAACATATATTTGCTAATATCGTTTATTAACGGTACTGAACGGGTCTCTTGAAAACGGATCGGCGGGTCCTTGTCTATACCGTTTAGAACTTGGGCCACATCGTAGGCATCCGCAATAATGTCGGCGTTGTAGTATACGATGTCGGGTTCGTTGCTATTACCCATAGTCTCTACACTTGAACTGTAGCGAAAGGACATCTTCTTATATACATTAAGGAAATGTTTTTACAATCACTATTTATGAAGTTTTAGGTATGTGACCCCGCTTACAAACTCGTCCGGCGGTAGACCAGATGACAGCACTAACTTCTTATATTCGTTTATCGGTAGCTTCTTGTAAAGTAAACGGACTACGCAGTGGCGACCGCATGTATTTACATCGGCCGTGTCTTTCTGGAAATCATAACCGTTATATATAACCTTGTAATCGCTTTCCTTCATCAATCGGGTTAGGGTTGGGTATTCTATATTTAGTTCTCGGCGTTTAGCAGAGCCTACCCACTTTAGCTCGGTATCGGGGGCCTTACCATATGGATCAAAGAACTCTATCTCATCGGGTCGTTTAATCATACATACCCAGTGGCCGTGGTTTTCTGCGGTAGTAGGATATAGCATCATACATCGCCCATCCGAGTCAAAGCAGTCGTCAATAGTATTCATCTCCTCTAGGGCTGGATATACGAATATTTTAGTAGGGTGCGGGGCCAGTACCTTGTTTATATCGGTATCTGATAGGGGATAGTTAATAACACGCTCTGTAGCTTCTACAGTATCTTCCATTTACTGAATATAGCCTATAAAATATATAACTAAAATGTATAATGTCAGTCTCTCTCCTACAAGTCCCAGCTATGGCGGCTGCTAACGGGGCCGGTAGTGGCGGCTCTGTACCTAGCTTACAGATGACTATCGGGTTTAACAATCCATTATCTTTTACGGACGCAACTCCATCCCCGACCGACGCTGGAGTGCTTGTAGAAGATATTAGCTATTTACTACCTTATTTTTCACAAGCAGTTCCACCTACTGTCTTTCCATCCCTTGATCTAAAGGTAGGTAATATTATTTGCGGATACCAGTTAGGTAAAGCTGAATCGCAAACATTTCCACAAGATGGAACATTATTTTTATATCTGTCTGTAGACGGTTCTATGCTAAATGCTGATGGAACCGTTATAGTTGATTGTATACCACTTAGCACCGTTGCGGAACTAGTAAATGACGTGGATACAAATACCCCGAGTTCGTTTACAGTTAATGTATTTGGAGCAGTACTATCAACTGCTACTTCTTTACGCTTAATGTTATACTATTCGCAGCCTACAACACCAGCCACTTGGTCTATGATAGTGAGCATGGGGGCCATCGGTGTTCAGCCTTTACCCACTATCCTAAGCACACCTCCGCCACCCCCTTAAATATGCGGTAAATAAGATAAGTAAACCTACCAGTATAATACTGCTATGTTTTTATATCTAGTAAGTGTATAATGTCCGTGTCGCTACTCAATAACACGCAAGTAATCGCAGCTATTACCGACAACATTCTAAGCAACATGGGAAACTTAGAGGCCGGTGCGGGTATACAGATTAGCGGGACCACTACGAAAACTATATCTACTAACCTTAATCAAGGGACTGGTATTGCGTTATCTACTCAACCAAATGGCTCTATTACTATAACAAGTACCGGAGGAACTGGTGTAGCTGGGGTAGCTTCTATTAGCGACGGAACTAACGCAGTAGACGGGGCCGTTCAGCTGCTTTCTGGTGGGGGTCTAGGTATAGTATCCGCACAAGGGGATACTCCTAGTATAACCTTAACCGCAGCGGGTGTTTCTACAACTGGGACATTTGGTTCTGGTATAATAACAACCCCAGTAGGGGCAGATCCGCAAGAGTTGGCCCTAAGCTTGGAAAGCATAGATGGTTCTATTACATTCCAGAAATCTGGAACGGATACTTTTATTAACCTAGCCGTCGCTAACCCTACACCGACCATAGGAAATGGACTAGATGTCAACGCTGGTGTATTAAACGCATTAGGCAGTAGCGGAGTAATAGGTGGCGGGATATTTGCGTCGGCAACTAGCACTACTGGGCCGCAAATACTTGCGGTAGACTTGATGCCAGATGAAACCATTATATTAACACCGTCCACAACAGATACAGCTGTCTCTATCAAAACAAATATTTCCGCTGGGGCCGGTGTGGGTCAGACTGGAGGAAATACATTCAACGCCATAGACCCGAATATAACAGCCAGAAGCGTAGTAGTCGTTTGCTTTACAGACGCACCAGCGGATATGCGTCTTATGTCTATTACACCCTCAGCTGGAGTAGCACAAGTGATAACTATTGGTGCTATAGGTGGCACAAAAATGAACTATATATCTTACAACTTACCATAATAAAATGAGGTGCTTTTTTATATTACCAAAGTATATAAATGTCAGTATCGCTTCTACAAGTTCCCGCCATGGCAATAGCTAATGGAGCTGGTGGAGGATCTGGGCCTACGCCATCGCCTAGTGCGGGTATCCTAGAATGGCAAGGAACCTCGTTTTCCGCAGTAGCTTACGCCGTTGGAGACGCCGTTCTTTACGCTAATCACGGGTTTGTATGCTTAGTCGCACAGCCCATCGGGTCCCCGCCTCCGACGTATGGAGAGGCCGGTGCTAACGGATGGTATCCTTTCTCTGGCGATGTGGTACAGAATATACCTACCACATCCGGTGTTGTATGTGGTGGTCCCGGTTCGTCAACTGGCAACACTACACCGGCGATAGGACTGTATACGCCGCATACCGTAATGGTTATGGAAAATATTCTTGGGGTTGGCGAACAAGGGCAAATAAACATACAAGCACAAGGAAACCAGCCTACACCAGCTGCCCCGGGCCAGATTACGGTCGGTGGAACAGTAAATAGCACGGGGTTATATGTGGGGAACACCCAGATCCTCTTCAACGGTGTAGCTCTGGAGGCGTCTACTGGGACATATATGTTATACCTAGGAGCTTGGGCCGCTGGAACTACTTATGCCACTAACACGGTAGTTATAGATCAGAGCGTAGCTTGGGTATCGCTCCAGAACGCAAATGTAGGTAATGCTCCCGCATTTCCTTCTACGGTATGGTGGCAGCCTCTGGCCCCTCAAGCCGGTGGAGGGAACTTACCCGCTGGTGCTGTAAATATGATAGGTATGAACGCTGCGGCCCAGTTCGTATGGCAAGGTAATGGGGCAACACCGCCACTTTCAACGATAGCTTATCTTGCCGGTTCGGTTGTTAACTATACGGTAGATGGAAGCTGGTATATGCTTTCGGTAGATCAAGGGGTTGGGTCGGCCGATCCTAACACTAACCCTAACTGGGTAAACCTATCGGGTAGCATTATAGCTAACGCAGACTCCGAAGATAACACCGCTCTAGTTGCTTGTACTGCCTCTGGTGTGCTAATAAGCAACGATGATGCTGGGGCCGCAGTTCCAGCACCGGGCCAGATCCAAGTTGGAGGGGATGCTGTTGATACTGGTCTATATGTTTCTAATACCGCTCTACTCTTCAACGGTGTTGCTGTCGGTGGTGGAGGCATTCAGAACACTATAAGCACCCCAGCTGGAGCCGCTACAGATGCTTCTGTAGCTTGTAGTGTCGGTGGTGTTCTCTTACAGAGCAACGACGCTGGGGCGGGAGTTCCAGCACCGGGCCAGATCCAAGTTGGCGGGGCTTTGGTAGATACCGGGTTATATGTTTCTAATACCCAGTTGCTCTTTAACGGTGCTGCTGTCGGCGGTGGAGTAGTTAACCCAGTCACCGTGCCTAATAGTGGGGCACCAAACTATAATATGTGGGTTCTAGGGAACGCATATAATGTAGGTGCGGTAGTTTTTGACTCCAACCCCCCATATAACTGGTTTATATGCTACACATCAGTACCCGTCGGAACCGAAACGGACCCCCAGAGCGATGTAAACGCTGGAACCTTCGGCCAAGGAACATACTGGCAACTCCTAGCCACCCCCAGTTTCACGACTACAACTGGCACTACGCCCGGATCTTACTATGGAAACCTAACACTAAGCGGAACTGCTATAACATCTACAAACCTAGCTACTGGCGAAGTAGTAATAGATGCTGGAGGCGGAACACCCGCCTCTATTACTGGCGGCTCGGCCGGTAATGTAGGAACAGTATCTTGTAATACCGATAATGGTAATGTCTCCATAAGCACAACTGGAACCGCTGGGGTAAACATTAAGTCAAATGTGGATAGCCATTTTAAAGTATTCGCTACATCTGGAAATATAGAAATAGGATGTACTGATCCGGCTGGTTCCACCAACCAGCTTAATATCGTATCCGTATTACCAACCGGTTCCACCGATCCGGCCGACGGTGAGATAACCCTTACAAGTGCGGGTAGAATGACATTTAGCTCAATCGGCGATAAGACCTTTACCACGGATGGTGGCACTATTACTATGTCCGCCCATAGCTTATATAGCATTACAAGTGCGACTAATGGGATTAACATACAGACCGTAGCATCTGTTGCTGGGGCCGTTAATATTACACCGGGACAAGGCGACTCTAACGCTCAAGGTGGAAAGGCGATGTATTTCTGCGGTCCCTTTGAGCCCGGTAAGAACTATGGCCCCGGTGCTGTCGTGACATTTGAAGGCACGGCTACCTTTGTAGCTCTACTATATAACATCGGTTCCACTACACCACCAGCAACTGGGGCCGCTTGGCAGCAGCTGTATTGATAGATATATATTATATATAAGAAGTATAATGGATGAAACCTCGGCATATGGTAGTATAGGTGGTCTATCGTTTGGATTAATCGTTTCCATATTGTATGCTATTAACCACAAACGGATCCGTAGCAACTGTTGTGGGGCCAAACTTGAGGCAAGTCTTGATGTAGAAAATACTACACCTCCTAATAGCCAAGACACGCTCAAAATATCTATACCCGTAGTAGATGTACATGGCGTTGGACTTAGCTTACATAAAGAGTCTGAGAGCGTTCCTTAGCAATATGCTAAGCGATATGTGTATAACACATCCGCACTTTGATACGCTCCAAAATGTTATTGGGGGCCTATCAAAGGTTATAGCGAATCCAGAAAAATACGCAACTAGATAAGTTTAGTATAAGTATTGTAAATACTGTAGCTAATCTTATATTTAAGGATCTGTTATAATCTGTGCGGCCGTGGAGAAGTTGGCATAACTGTAGTAGGTTGAAGCGGCACCACCATAAGCCGCCATAGTACCTACACCGGGAATTTGAAAGTTTAGGTAAAGATTTGCGGGAGAGGTGTTGTAGGCATACTGTAATGTAAAACTAAAAGTTGCGTTATATAATCCAGTGGTACCGGCTGCGGCCACAAGAGGTAGGAAGGCAGTTGTGCTTAAGACAGCAGCACCACTATTGACACCATTCAGCGTATCGGAAATAAAGAAGTTGATACCAGTTGTTAACCCAGTAGCACCGATCGTATAGCCAAGACCAGAGAAGTTGATGCTGAAAGTTCCGAACTCGCCATTCTGTGCGGAGGCTGGTAGCGTAAGCACAGTTGACGCAGCACCAGTACCAGCATTAGCTGTTAGAGCAAATCCTCCCGCAGCGGGAGGTGTGGTCTTTGTATGGACCACGTTATTAGAACCCGGCCCACCCAGAGGCTGCCAGTGGACGTTGGTTGTAAAACTGGGCTGGTTGTTAAAGTTGTTGTTCTCAAGAGAAACCCAAGCTACGTCAAGGTAAGAAACGACATCGTTTAGTGCGTAGGTGTGAGTTGCCGCATCGGTGCCAGACCAAGCACCAAGGTAGTTCATGGACGCACCAGCAGCGTCGGCGATAAGACGGTAGTTAGCGTTGCCGGGAACGGGGACCGTGCCAAGTGTGGGGGCCACGCACTGCCAGAGGGTAGGGACGCCATCCGTGCTGGGGTTGATGACAAGATCGCCTACACCATACTGAACGGTGCCGGACCAAGTGCTAACGACAGAATCGGCCGCAAGTCTTGCCCAGTTAGTACTACTCTGGCCCGAAGCAATATCTGTGACCGGGTCAACACCGGTGCTTCCGACAAGGGCAATATACTGGGAACCGTTAGAGCCGAGCACTACATTCTCTTCAGCATACAGAGTACCAGCGGCCCATAGCCCCTTATAGTTCATGTTGTTGGTGCCCGGATCCGGTCCGGGCCCCGCACCACCTCCTCCGTTAGCTAACGCCATGGCGGGAACTTGTAGGAGCGACACGGACATTTTATATTGATTATCAATATTTAAAAGGAACCGATTTCTATTTTTCTTGGTGTAGTATTTTAGCCGTATGTTGGCTTATTAGAAACTGCGGGTAGTTCTTATATATACATACCCAGCGGCCCATTCGGCGTAGTTCGTGTATATCCTCCTTAGACATACCTACACGGGTAGCTAACAGATATTTTAGAGAGGAGAAGGAGGTACTCTGCGGATATATAATGTAATACATAGCCTCGTTTAACATTAATGCGGTCTTCTTGTAGTTTGTGATATAGTGCGTTAAGCACAGCATAGTAGTATTTGTATGCCGACCTTGAATGGCTAAATCGTCTATTAGCTGCTGGACCACCTTACCAGCCTTATCCGTAAAGGTGTCGTAGTCGTCAAAAATAACCATACAATCTTGGAACTCATCAATAGTCGGATAGTTCTCAATAAGACTTTTTACATCAATACGCAGCGGCTTACCTATTTTCATCGTATCCAGCGTAGAATCCTCGTTTAGCTTACTAATAAGGTAGATCTGGCGTTCTGGAAACAACTTCTTGTAGCCCTCAGCTAGGCCCCTAGCGATATACGATTTGCCGGAACCAGAAGCTCCAGCAATATAATACACGGAACGCTTATCTTTATCCGGATTAGGTATAAGGCTAAATGTGCTGTCGTCGGGTAATATAATAGTTTTATTATTGTCCTTGTCGGCCAGTATACGCTTGTAAATATCCTTAACTTCATCGTTCTCCATTAACATATCCACGGGAATACCCTTGGCCTTAGCTTCCTCTAGGCGATTAAACAAGGCCACCCGCTGGGCCGGTTTAAGACCCTTAATGTCCTTGTTATACTTAACCGCCTCTATTTCCCGCTTTGGTTTAGCCGATTTTACATCTTCTTCGGTCACAATCGCAAGTATTTTACCATCGTAATCCCCTCCACGAGCTATTGCTATCGGCATACCAGTCTTTGCGTCGCCAAGGGATAGGAAAGGCATCGTATATACAAGGGCCAGATATTTTTAAAAAGTGATTTATACCCAAAATAAACGCCGTTCTGGCACGAAATCAAGGTAAATAACGGGCCGCTAAAGGGAATAATCTATGTTCCTTGAGGTACCGTAAAGAAGAGTTAGATAAGATGGTAAAAAGCTGAAACCGCAGCGAATCCAGCAGCTTTAGCATAGTCTCATTATCGTGTTTTATTATTTGGGGATTCTTAAGCTTATTGACAATACGCATAATAGTCGTCTCACGCCGCATATAAGTAGGTATAGAAACATTAGACAATCTACTAATAAACTGGTCTATTTCCATTTCTATTTTTTCAACTGGTAGCGTATCGGCGTTTTCTATAAGGAACTTCAGACTGTTTGCGTCCCCAAAGATACCGTAAAGACGACCTAAATCGCCTATAAAGAGGTCATTTAGAGGCCCCAAATCGTGCTTGTATTTGTAATACCTAGCTAACGCATACATACGCTTAGCCATCTTAAAATAGTTGCCCTCCTTACGCATTAACAGTATACTTTCTTTTATTGCCAAGTCTAGATCACGTAGGCCCTTATTAATAACATTACCCCGTAAACTAAACTCGTAGATCATTTCAAAGTCCGTAAAATGGTTGCCGCCGATCCACGACACTACATCCATTTTAGTTATTGTTGGGGACTGTACTCCGTCTTCTAAGGTATACTTACGACCATCTTGTAAGGTCTTAACCCCAGCCATAATCTCCTTGTAGCTCCAGCGTAATATATTATACCTCAGCTCCTTCTGAAGGGCCAAAAACTCAACGGCGTTAACCTTTTCCTTCAGCATACGCTTAGCTATCGCAAACTGTTCGGCATCTATTATTTTTGTATCGTATAAATGTTTTACCTTATCAAGTATCGGCCCCCGTTCGTATCCGACCACCTTGCCCTCCTCCACAGTTATGTTAGGGGGTATTACACGCCATTCCTCTATAGAACCACATTTAAAGTCGCTAATATATGTTAACGGTATTTTGACGACTTCTTCTGCCGCTGTTTGTAGCCTTGTGACCGCATCTTTAACATTTTTTATACGGACGAACTCTAAGGCGTCTACATCACCAGCATACACTTGGTTTCGGAGAGTATAGCTACCGACCAGTTTTACACCTTTGCCGCCAGTTAAGGACATGGCCCTAACAACCCGTAGGACCTCTTCGCTATAGTCTGCTGGGTATTTCTTAAGAACAATACGCATTCTCTTATATGATTAGGTAATAAAATAACCTTTTCGTATTTCTTAGACCCCCTATTTCTAGGAATGTAGGCTGATGTAGGGTAAATCGCAGAGTTTCCAGTTGCCGAAAAGTAAAAAAACACGAATCCCTAGAGAACTTTGCGATTTAGCATACACTAGCCTACATAAACTTTTAATGTAGGGTAAAACCCTATCATAAAAGTTCGGAACCCGATTCTGCGATTTAGCCTACATCGCCCTATTTCCGCTCGTTTCTACGGTTTAGGAGGCGGTGGTGGGCCACTTGTGGGGTTATCTTACGGTGGTAGTTGTGGGGGCTTCCCTCTCCCTCTGCTACTGCCGCTAGTGCTGCTGCTACTGGGCGGCGGACTTGCTGACTCCGAACACTCCTTGCTGGTGCCGTCTGGAAGGGGCCAAAGGATACCTCAGATCCGGTCTCTGGATACGCAACCGCACCCGGTGGGACATAATCTTCGGCGTCCCACGGCATTCCTAGGCCGTCATTAGCTGCTGAAGCGGAAGAATAGTTTGAGCGTGGTCTACGCCCCAGAGGACCGCCTTCCACCCTACCAAGGGCGTTTACATAGGGCTGCCCTCTGTACTGCCCTTCTGCGTCATATGGCCCAACTTCGCCACGTGCTAACGCCCTTATACGAGCCTCTCCTTCGTCTTGGTGCTCTTCTGGGAATGTATCAACCGATGGGGGGCCAGATATCGTGGAACCAATCTTTACTCTAGCCTCACGTAAATAGGCCGGTTTAACTGCCTCTCCTAGCTTCTTGTTCATCTCACTCACAATAGCCTCCCTCTGTTCCGCACTTGGGGCATCAATAGGCGAGTTAGATCCGTTTACAGAGTTTCCACAATAGGCTCTTAGAACGGCAACGGCCCTATTAATACGCACATTCAGACTCTCAAGCAAGTCTTTCTCCTTCTTTGTAAGCTCCTTTCTGTATTGCCTCTCTTCTGCTCCGCTGTAGGCACCATCTAACACCAGATCTAGTGTATCGGCAATATCTATAATCTTTGTACGGTAGTTAGCACCGAGTAGTGGTAGGGAGCTTAACATAACGGCCCAGAACTTAGAGAAGCTATCGGTCTTTAATGTAAATGTGCGTAAATCGTCAAGTAGCGTGTTATACAGAGGATATACGACAGCAAGTATCTTATCGCCTTCCGTTGGGTCTGTGTAGGAGCTTGGAATCTCTCTAGCTTGGGTCTCCCCATACATCTCCGCATACTGTTTCTGACGCTTATTAAGTAAATCTTGTAGATACTCTTGACCCTCCTTAGTAAACATAATACCGCCGGTTAAATGTCCGCCTTGTGCCGATGGCTGCGACACGAACTGCCCTCCGATACTGTTAACGCCAAAGGGCACGATGGCCCCTCTATTGCGGCGTATACCCAGAGCCTCAAACGGCCTTACGCCTCTTTCATACATCTTCTTTGAGGATCTAATCTGGTTTACACGGTCGTTAGCTACTTTTACGGCGTCGGCGTACCATCCGTGTTCGTCGCTACCCATATCCACATTAGGACGGCCCGGTGCCGCACTAGGGACAAATCCTCTGGGTCTATCGGCGATCTTAGACATTAACACTTCGGGAAATGTTATCGCTTGACTGGGTCTTGCCATCTTTTCTATATTTATACAACATAGAAAAGTTAGCATATATTACTTTTAATCAAAGCGGATTTCTACGGGTAGTTCGCTTATCTTAATACCCTTTAACTGGTCGCACTTCTTAACATATTTACGCTTGGGCCTAGCTGCCTCCAGCTCCTTCTTGGCCTTACGCTCCTCCTTTGTTAGCTTCGTAGGGTGAGTGATAGGGTCCATTTCTACTTATACCGGGGAGAAGATTTCCGGGCGGCTGGACGCAGCTAGTAGAGCCCGTGTTCCTTCACATACTTGGAGGCTGCTATCATCTTAAGGCCCTTCTCCGCCATTACCTTACGAACAATAGCATTACGCCTAG